GAATTGCTGGATAGCGAAGAGAGAAGGCTGGACAGCCTGCGCGAGCTTGAAATTCTTAAACTAAAAGCCAAAATCAAAGGAGAGATGTAATATGAAAAATAAACTGATGAAACTATTGGCAGTCAAGAATGAGCGTAAAGTAGCTATAAACACGCAAGCGGAGGCATCGAAAGACGTTGCTGAGCTAAGAAGTCTTAATAAAGAGCTTGACGAGTTGAACGCAGAAATCAGAAGCCTTCAAGAAATGATAGATGCTGCGCCGGACGATGGAGACAACAACCCGGCTGAAAGGACATCGGCAGTAAATGGGGAAATACCAGGAGTGGTATCATCTTCATCAAAACAAGAGAAACGTAAAGCTGACGAAGAATGCATGGAGTACAGAAAGGCATTCCAGCAGTTTGTGACAAAAGGAACTCCAATACCTACAGAACTTAGATCAGACCAGAATACGTTGACTACTGATATTGCAAGTGTTATACCGGAAATGGTAGTCAACAGGATAGTTGAAAAGCTTGAAAGCACAGGGATGATTCTTCCACTTGTAACAAGAACATCTTTTGCAGCTGGAATAAGTATCCCGACATCAAGTGTCAAGCCGGTTGCTACTTGGGTTGCAGAAGGTGGAACCTCAGATAGACAGAAAAAGACAACTGGCAAAATCACATTCACAAACTTCAAGCTAAGGTGTGAAATATCAATGTCCATGGAAGCTTCGACAATGGCGCTGTCTGCATTTGAATCAGCATTTGTTCGCCAGGTGACTGAGGCTATGGTTAAGGCAATAGAGGGTAAAATAATATCTACAGCAGATGGTACAGCTTCACCAAAGGGAATACTCGCAGAGACTCCGCCAACGGGGCAAGCTCTGACAGCAAGTGAACTTGCATATAAAACACTTATAGAGGCAGAGGCAGCATTACCTCAGGCATATGAGAATGGCGCTGTATGGTGCATGACTAAGAAGACATTCATGTCGTTCATAGGCATGGAAGACACACAAGGTCAACCTATAGCAAGAATCAACTATGGACTCGGAGGCGTGCCGGAAAGAACGCTTCTTGGAAGAAGCGTGGTTCTTTGCGGCGACTACATGGATAGCTTTAGCGCATCGCTTACGACTGGGAAGATATTCGCCTTTCTATTCAAATTCTCAGACTATGCCCTCAATACTATATATGATATGGGAGTGCAGAGGAAACAGGACTGGGAAACAGAGGACATGCTGACCAAGGCGGTAATGTCTGCAGATGGAAAGGTAGTAGACAAGAATTCTCTTGTAACGATAGCAAAGGCGGTTTAATAGAAGATAACGAAAGCAACGAGAAGGAGATCTTATAGTCCTTTTCGTTGCTGGAGGTGATTGAATGGAGATTGACGAAATCAAAAAATATCTAAAGGTGGATGGAACAGAGGAAGATGATCTTCTGCTTGGACTTCAGGGAGCAGCTGAGGAATACTTGTTGAATGCTGGTGTTGCAAAGGACTATACGAAAAATCTGTTTAAAATTGCTATCAAGTTACTAATTTCTCATTGGTATGAGAATAGAAATGCTGTTGTTGTTGGCAGCATATCTAAGAACATGGAATTCTCATTGAGCAATATAATAATTCAACTTAAATATTCTGGTGGGGGTGCGGAATGAATCCGGGGATGCTAAATAAAAGAATCGTATTTCAGCAGTACGGGAATACTGGGACAAACACCAATGGGTTCCCTTTGACGGATGACCAGCGCTGGCAAAATTATAAAACAGTGTGGGCCGGAATGAAGACCCTTAAAGGGCGGGAATATTATGAAGCCGCAGCGACACAAAACGAAAACCAGGTCAAGTTCATAACCAGGTATCATGCCGGGATTACAGCCGACATGAGAATAAAAATGGGTGAGAGGGTTTTCGAGATCCAAAGCGTGATTGACGTTGATGAAAAGCACCAGGAACTGAACATAATGGCCAAAGAGCAGATGTAAAAAAGAGGACTTGAAAAAACGGGCTTTCAAATTCCATTGAGGCAAGCTTTAACAACATGCTTGATGTCATATGTCAACAAGGAGAGAAAATCCCTGAAACGCTTACTGCGGGCGAAAGAAGAGGTGAAGACGAAATGGCTGAAATAAAACTTGAGGGAATGCAGGAACTGATTGATAAAGTCAACAAGCTTGGGAGCCAAGGTGAT